GTGGTGCGTCCGTCATTTGCTGCGCTCCTTGCGAGCGAAATGTCTAAGTGGTCTAAGTCTCTGGCCATTTTCTTATTTTATTTCGTCGAACAGCCAAGCTGACCGACCGCAAGGTTCGGTCTAGCGACCTGTTCGATTTAATTTTTCCAACCAACCAAACCATGAACGACACACCGAGAACCAACGATATCATAGAGAAAATCAAATGCTTTAGGACATCATCAGCAATTTATAGCCTTGAGCAATTCAGTCGATTACTCGAACGCGAACTAACCGCCGTCACCGAGCAGCGGGACAGGCTGGCGGAGGCACTACGTAAAATAAAAAACGCAAATGGGACTTATAATGACCCCTACGATGAATTAGATTTTATCGACGGGATAACTTACGAAGTAATTCAATCCCTAACCCAAAATCAACCATGAGCGGACAATGTAAACACTGCGGATACGATGGATGCGTATGCGATGACGAGGAAAGAACTATGAATAAGCTGCTACCGCACGAAAAGGCGTATCTGAAAAAGCTTGTCACCCATGCGCCAGATAAGTGCGAAGGTAGGAACTGCTGCATACACAATCCGTCTGACCACCACATGAGAAGATGGGAAATGAACTACCGCCATGACAAAGGCATCATGGAACGCATTTGCCCAGAACACGGCGTAGGCCATCCCGATCCAGACGACCTAGCTTACTGGGTATCAGTTGGCAGATTCGAGATGGGTATCCATGCTTGTTGTGGATGTTGCGAGGATAATATTAACAAATTTCATGCTCGACTATCAAATGATAACTACTATTCTCACGACCTATAAATCATGTCTAATGACCGATAAATTATACTAAACAAAACAATCTCGACTGAAATATAACACAATAACAAAACAAAACAATGAGTAAGCTAATCAAACTAAGTATTGATGTAACCGCTATCCCCAAGGATAAAATCAAAGATCATACCAACGGCAAGAAATACGTTTCAATCGACTGCTGGATTAACGATGAAGTTGACCGATTCGGCAAAAACGTATCGCTGAACATTAGCCAATCACTAGAGGAACGTAACGCTAAGTCGCCTAAAGTATATTGCGGTGGTGGCGAGACTAAGTTTGGCTTTGAAAAAAGTGAACAACCTAAGAAGATGGATCGCTGGGATGCTCCTAAAGATGATTCGGACGACCAAATTCCATTTTAGTACTACGTATATGCTAACTAAAATACAACAAGACACGCTAGACCTTTACTTACAATACGGCTCGTATCGTAAGGTAGCCGAGAAACTAGGCAAGGGTAGAACTACAATTCGTGATTGCATCCATGAGTTAGAAAAACGTGGCTTAGTGCCATGGTTAGCTAGTGCCGCTGCGCCAGAGCATCTAAAAATGGTTAAGACCACCGTGCAGCTCAATGCAGACGGAACGATTGAACGTGAATGGAGACGGCTAGAACCACAAGCACAGCAGCTATCTGACATTGTTGATGGGCTATGTGATAAAGCTCGCGGCAAGGGTAAAGTTCCTAAGCGAACCGAACGCAAGACCGACAGTAAAGATATTCTTTTCGAGTTGGATATTTTCGATGCACACGTTGGAATGTTTGCTGACGAGAAGGAAACACTAGACGAGAACTACGATTGCGATATTGCTGCAAAGCGTATGGTTGAAGTAGCTGAAGGGTTAGCTAGACGGGCGCAACGTCCAGGTAAATGCGTCCTAGTATTCGGCGGCGATATGCTTCACAGCGATACCCGCAACAATAAGACTGAGCTATCTGGACACGTTCTGGATGTTGATACCCGCTACCACCGTATTGTTGAATACATCATTGCTGCATCCCGTGACGTTGTGAACATTGCTGCCAGCATTGCTCCAGAAGTTGAAATCATCGTGCTATCTGGAAACCACAGTTGGCATAGTGAAGTCTGGTTAGCACAAGTGCTTGATGCTTACTATTCCGAATGTCCAAATGTAAAGGTTCAGCTTGGTAGATCGCCACGTAGGATGATGGTGTTCGGCAACAATCTACTAACGTGGGCGCACGGCGACAAAATCCCAGCTAATAAGTGGGCTATGATTATTGCTACCGAGTTTGCTAAGGAGTGGGGAATGACAAAATATCGCTATCACAAATGCGGTCACGTTCACCATAAGAAAGCGTTTGCTCCTGTTATTGTAGATGAGCAGTCTGGTTTGCACGTTGAATACTTGGAAGCTCTTGCAGCTACGGATTCATGGCACGCAAACGCAGGTTTTGTCGGCAGTCAGCGCGGTGCAAGCGGTTTTGAATTCCATAAAGATTATGGCCTTATGACAAGATTCTTCCAACCAGCGTAAATAATTCTTGCTAACTTTAATTTATTAACCAATCTAAATGACATCACCACTTTACTATATGTATAAATACCAAGTCCTAACCCCAGAAGATGCAACTAATAATGGCTATCAAAGCCTTACAGTGCCTTACAAAATCGAAAGCCCGAACATCGAACTACGCAACAGAGAACGCCTACTATGGCAACGGCAATGCGAAACAATGCAAGGCACAAAAAGCGTTGTGGTGCAAGTTGACAACGGCGTAGAAATGTGGAGGCACAATTCCGAGATGGACATTGATCCAGATACAGGGATGAAGTGCGTTCGTTATATCTCAAAGCTTCGCAAATAAACCAAACAAAACAGAAAGACAAAAATATGAGCCAAGAACAACAAATACTAAAAGACCTTGAAAAAGGTAAACGGATAACCGCACTTGATGCGTTTAAGAAATACGGGTGCTTACGCCTCGCTGCTAGAATTCTTGAAATCAAAAACGCTGGCTACAACGTGGATAAGAACATGGTCAAAAAGAATGGTAAAACATTCGCATCCTACTACCTAAGATGAACAAGCAAGAACTATGGGACGCTTTTATTGATCGTTACCCTCAAGCTAAAGATGAGGAATATGTAATCAAGCTAAAGTCCCGTGGTTTAAGACGCTTATTAGAGCAAGCTTGGGATGAAGGGTATGTTAAATACAAAGTAAAACCAAGCTTCTCTACTACAGCAAATCCATTTAAAGACTTATTCGACAAATAAAATTATGCCACTAGATGAAGATACCCGCAGATATGAAGCTCCACCAGAATACGGCTATCCGATGGACGTAGCACACGCATTTAACGAACAAGAATCAATCGACAACGAGGAAATCCAAGAACCATGAAAGCACACATACACGCAGAACTAATGATGCAATACGCCAAGGATGCCATGGAGACTGATAAGCCTTGGGAAAGATGGGAGTATAAATCTGATTCACCACATTGGTTAACTTGTCATTCGATTACACCATCTTGGTTTGAGTCCGTAAAATACCGCCGTAAGGCACAGACGATCAACATCAATGGACACGAAGTGCCAGAGCCGTATCGTGGTGAGATGAAAATAGGTCAAACTTATTATATCCCTAGATTAGGTTGTGGATCTAAGTATGATATAATAACTTGGGATAATAATGGACACGATCATAGGTATAGGTTTAAAGGTTTACTCCACCTAACTATTGAAGCAGCGTTTAAACACACTGAAGCTTTACTATCATTTACCCTTCTATAAACCATGACTATCACCCTACACGGATACCTGCACAGAGAACCGATCTTTGTGATACCGCAAACTACTATCACCTGCCAGGAATGTCGGCTGGAAGAAACTATCCAAGGCGATGAATCAATCGAGCTAGAGTATGACAACGCTGTTGACATGGAGGCAGTAGAAGAATCATTAGAGATCACAATGGAGAAGCTAGGCTGGGTTGATATGGTCTGCCCTAATTGCACAAGCTTTAGAACCAAACACTCAAGGTAATGAACGAACTAAAATCAAACGCGCGTTTAACTGGTTGGGTTACGATTATATCGCTTGGTTTAACAGCAGTATTTACCTATCTCGTTATAAAATACTATTTGGCACAGGAGTTAATTAGCTTCTTTACTACTGGTTTGTTTTTGGTAATCGTTTCGCATAACTTTTTACGATTTGTATTCATTTGGTTAAAGATCGTAATGGAGATTCGCCGTCATGAGATGATACAAGCAGTCGCTGAAGCTAACGAAAGGTGGGGACGTAAATGAAAACCATGATCTACATAGACGGCAAGCTAATGGATGAGGCAAGCGTTATCCACTATACCATAGCGAACTACCCTAATCATGTCACTAAGGAGATCGACATCAACGATGCTACCAATATGCTGGATGCGTTCGGGCATCTTGTAGAGGAATACGCACCGTTACCATGCGTTGTGGGTATCGACAATGGCGTATCTGGTGGCGTTGCTATCCTTAGCCAGCACAATGGCGGTATCATTGCTAGTGCAGCTATGCCTTGCAAGCAGCGTGGGGGTAAAAACGAGGTGGATGTTTACACCCTTTACCAATGGATACGTGATAAATTAAACGGTCGTTTTACTTCGGCAAGCTACTACATCGAAGAACCTTGTGGCAGTAAATCACTTGGGGCGGCGTTGTCTATGGCTTCCAGCTTCCATTCGATCCGTGGTATGCTCGAAACGAAAGACTTAAACTGGTATGGAGTCCCAGCTAGGAAGTGGCAGAAGGCACTAATGGGTAAGACTAAGATACCAGCAAGCAAAATTACCGAGCAGGAACTAGCTAAGAAGCTATGGCCAGATGAGCAATGGGTTACGCTTAGACCTACTGGTAAGAAATTGCATGACGGTGTAATTGATGCTGTCTTAATTGCTAATTGGGGAAGGGAGCAAAACGAATGAGCCACAAAGGAGACTGGTCACGTGTAAACGACCACAAATCATATCAGAATAACTACGATGAAATTTTCAGAAGAAAAGAGAATAGACCAGAAGAAATACCGCTTCATTCCGAGGAAGGTAGCCGATCCGATCAACAAGGAGAAGGTGCGGAAGCAGATAGACTTTCTGCCAGAGACGTTCAAGCGGATACATAAGCTGGCTTGCCAAGACGGTATCTCGTTTAGTAAGGCACTAGAGCGAATGCTTAACACGGAAGAAGCTAAAGCCATGACTCCAGACGTTACTACTACGTGGATGGATAAGGTTAAGGCTGAAGTGGGTAATTACGCATCATACAATTTATTTCAAAAGACAAGGAAAACAAATGGCAACACTAAAGGGATTTCCCGCAAGGTTTAAAGGCACGAAGGCAGAGGACTGCACGGGCGATGGATGGCTAGAACATTTCACTAATGCTAGGAAGCTAATCAAGCAGGGAGGCATAGCTGTCTTTGTGGGCGATTGTGGGACAGGCAAGACACGCATGAGCTACGAACTAGCGAAACTCCATAAAGAACGCACAGAGTATGTTTACGGCTTAAATAAGATATGCCCAGCCATCTACACCACAGCAGACAAGATGCTAGAGGCTTTAAGATCGTCTTACAGCGGCGATAATGACGCTAAAAGCGAACGCAACGTGACGGAAGAGTTCTGCACCGCTTCCCTGCTAGTGATAGATGAGCTAGATGCTTGCGTTAAAAGCGAGTTCGGGCAGCGTAAGCTGAAGCGGATCATAGATGAACGCTATATGGCTAACTTACCAACTATAATGATTACTAACCACGACAAAAATAAGCTGTATGAGCTACTACCTGCTCCAGTTATCTCCAGAATTCGTGAGAACGGCAAGGGCTTTAGCTTTGATTGGGCTAGCTTTAGGAATTTAGTTTGTCAATAACCTTTAGCAAACGCTCTACTGCTGGATAGCAAAGCTCATCCATGCAGCGAACTACCTGCTCTGCTTGGTAAACATCCCCCCAACCAACGCCACTTAGCAGCAAGCAAGCTTCAAATATCTCATGCCTCATCGTTTCAATGAACAGCTTCTTGTTGGCGGCAACCTTAACGTCAATGTCGATAATCTTCTTATCAAAGTGGAACTGGCCGTAAAGCTCGCCGTCAAAGTCACGCACCCGAATCCTAATCTTCTGCCCTGCAATGAGTAAGCTAGATGGGATTACAAACGATTGTTTCATTTATTGCAGCGAGGCTAGTGCTTTAGCGTAGGTTTCGGCAATGTTATCGGTGTTCACTTGCTTGCAGTCGCCCTCATTGCTACCGAAGAATGGCTCGACGATAATAGCTGGGCAATGGGTAAGCTCAAGGAACTTGCCACCACGGTCAGTTTTCTTAATCGGCTTCAATCCCCTAGATTTGATGTTCGGGAAGTTTTTACTAAAGCAATCGTTAAACTTCTCAGCGATAGCCTTACCTTTAACGGAGCTATGCCAGTAAAGCCATTCATGCCCAGTAGCACTAGGGGTAGCTGAGTTGAAGTGCAGCTCGATAGCCATGGTAGCTTGTGCCGCCTTAACTTTGTCAGCAATATCTGACATGGCATAGCCGTAACCATTGCCGTCGTAGTGGTCAAATATCTTTGATGGGATGCCTTTGCGGGTTAGCTCTGCGGATAACTTAGTTGCGACCTTTAAATTAAAGTCGCGCTCACTAATCTTTAGATGCTCCGAGTAAGCACCGCCGTCATATCTGCCGCTGATCTTCCTGCTGTGTCCTATGCAAATTGCTATCATTTAGTTGGGTTTCCTTTCTCTCCGATAATCACAGCACGGCGGTAAGAGTAATCGTTATGAAAGCGTTGCCCTCTTCCAATCAAAGTTCCTTCAGCAAACTTATACTCGATACCTTCAAGTAGGTGAATCGTCTCTGGATCGTATAACGCACTCTCGTTTACGGGCAAGCCTTGAAGCGAGTCTTTCGATACGCAGCTTTGAAGCAGGAGAACCGTTAGCAGCAAGGGCATCAATTTCATCTTCAAGGGTATCTAGTTCACGCTCAACCGAACTCTCAACCCACAATATGTAAGCACGGAGAGCAAGGTTGATTGTGGTTATTAGGTTCAATCCTTTTTAAAGGTATTGATTAAACCAATGGCAGCAAGCCCAGCAGCGATGATAGACTCAGCTTGTTCTGGTGCTAGTTGGATGCCGAAAGCAGTTGCAATGGCAATGATTCCGCGCCAAGTAGATTCTTGTTTTAGATATTCTAGGATCGTTTTCATGGTTTCTTTTTCTTTAAGAGGTTGTAAAGCGTCACGATTGAAACACAAATAAGCAGAGAAGTCGAGGTTGTTTTTAAAGCCCAATCGAGCTGTTCTTGGAACTGTGTAACGACCCCTAGAAATGATGCACTAGCACCGAT